GAAGCTACTTGTACTTCGAAAATGGAAGATTGACCAGCTATCAGGACTAATCGATTACGCAAACAGTAAAGGCCCTTAATGGGCCTTTTTTTATTTTGGTTCTGTACTCTCTTTTATTTTTACGCCAGCTGCACCACCTGCTAATAGTCCACTGTACGCCAATCCAAAGCTAGCCATGTCAAATGCTCCAGTCTTGTAGACCTGGAATACAGACAGCGCTAGAAATGCAATCACACCAATTATCCATAGCCAGCGAGCTGGATCATGTGTTACTCCATCTGTGCCTGTGAATAAGTCATTAATCATCATGGTCTGTTCTACGACGAGTTAGCAGAAGGAAGATGCGTTCAAACTTCTCCTCAATCTTATCCTTGAGAGCTTCATTGCTATCGATGATCTGATTAAACTGTTTATCGCTACGATCCTCGTAACGTCTGAATTCAGCCTCATATAGCTTTAGCTTTACTTCATTGTGTAACTTGCTCATCTGCTCTCTTACATCAGTATTCAATGCATCGTGCTTACTACTTATTAAGCCCATGTCTTGTTTTCGAATAAATGTAAATAGCCCAGCAAGCAAGCTCAATGCAGGAATGATTGCAGCTAACGCTACCCAAACTAGTTCCCAATTCATACTTCACCTTTATTGTTATTTTTGTTTTAGCCTACGTCTTATTTATAAAGCGTAGTGCGTGATTGCAGGTATCGCGCTGATCAAGAAAACTAGGTGAATTGGTACTGATGTGAAAACTGAGTAATTGAACAACTCCAAATCCCGCAGCAGAACTGGTACTTGGTCAGTTGTACCCAAATAAAATCAAGGAGTTATAAGTGTCCTGCTGGGGGGATTTGATGAGTCTGTTAAACCTGGGTTTTGTAGACCAGGCGCCTGAAGGCCGTGGAGTGAACGATGCGGTCACGGTCGTCGGAAAAATAATTCCCTTTAAAATCAACGAGTTCCGCGTGTCTTCGCCCTCTCGACTGACTTGGATTGCATGCGTAAGTCGCTAGCATTTGACGAGTGTGGTCAGTACTGATGTGAAAACTGATAACGCTGATCGTTCTGAAGTGATGATCTGATTTTTCACTGATATCGGTCTAGTAGTCACTGCACATCATAACTGTAGTTATGCTGCGGTCGTATTCAGTAATGACATAAAACGACTGCTTTGAATAGACGTACTTGGATAGCAATCTGTCGCCCTGTTTCAAAGCCAAATCATTCAGTAATTTATCTTCTTTATCCAAGTCTCCCCAATCGCGTCTGGAGTGCCGAGCCAACATCACTATTGGGTCGATATTGAATTCAGCACACACCGACATTGCATTGCGAGTAATTACTGTTTGACCAAGTTTGAACATATAAGCCCTTTGATGAAAAGCTAATCATCTATTACGACTTATGTGTTTGACAATTGGTTTAATTAGAAAAGCTACAGTACTCCAAGTGGGATTATGATATCGGAACCATCGCCGATTGGTACACCAATAGAGCTTCCGTCTGTTGAATAAACGAATGGCACAATACTAGTAGAGACGTCGCCAATTGGCACACCGACAGAGCTTCCGTCCTTGTGGTAACTGATTAGCGTCTCGCTCATGTTTACCAACTTCTGCACTGCACCAATAGTCTGCCACTCTTGCCAATTAACTATAACGCGCAATACGTGTGGATCAGAACTGGTCCTAGTAATGGTGAAATTATAGCCAGTCGTATTCGAAATACTTTGGACCAAAGTTAGCACTCTATTCAGAGCAGCGCTAACGCCTAGTACCTGGACGATGTTAGCCAACTGTGTTCGCATTCTTCCGAAGTTGATTGTGAAAGACTCAGTTTCGCCAATAGGTAGCACAAACGCCCTCGCCCTGTTGAAACTTTCCGTAATTGACTCGACTTCTGCCACAGTGCAGTTCACCTTACGTGCACGGTTCATCCAGAATGCAGAACTCTCTGTTTGCGCTGCTACGAAGGCACACAGTTTCAACCTGGCCAACGATGCACCCAGAGTTTCCAATTCAGCAACAGCCAGCGCCATCTGCTTCCTGCGAGCCAACGCAACAGTGACGCCCTCCACTTCGCTTAACGTCGTTTGCAGCGCACGAACACGGTTCAACGCATAACTTAGCGTCTCTGTCTCTGCAACGCTTACAGCCACGGTTCTAGTGCGTCGTAGAGCGGATGCAAACGCGGTGACTTCCGCCAGTGCGCCCACTACGTTACGAGTCCTGCGGATCGCACCAAACGAATGTGTCTCAAGTTCCGTAATCGCAGCAGTAAGCATCTTGACTTTGACCGTGCTGAATGTGTAGCCGTATGTCTCCGCAAGTACCAACGCAACCTGCTTCACCCTTGCAAGCGACCCGGTGATGATGGATAACTCATTTACTGCCAACGATGTTTCACGATTTCTAACTATTGCTCCGCTATTGGATGTTGTTTCCACCAGTGAGGTATTCAGTGGCCTAACTCTATTCAGCACCACAAGTGCTATAGCCTCGGTTTCTGCCATCGAGTAGATCAACTTTCTAGCACGAATTGCGTTTACAACAATTGATTCAACCTCACCTAGAGAGAATGCAATTTGTTTAAACGGAACACCAATACCATCAATACTGAAAACAATGCTTTCAATAAGTGACGCAGTGATCTTTCTTGATCTAATAATATTAGCGACTATGCTTTCGGCTTCTGCCAATGTCATCACTACATGTCTAGCACGTTTAATTGACATGGCATTGGCAATATTCACAGCCAATGGAGCAACCAACGAACGGAAAGGACGAACAACATTAAATGCATCAACAATTATTTCACTTATAGCAAGCGCATCATTTCTAGCACGTTTAACCGAATGGGATAGCGACTCTACTTCTACTACTGTTAGTGATACATTCTTAATCTTAATAAATGAAGCAATAATTGATTCAATTTCTGAGATTGAGGAACTTAAATTCTTTGCTCTTACCAAAGAATTTGCTAATGTCTCTACTTCTACAATTGAAAGAGCTAGTGGCCTCGATCTAGCCAGTGCACTAGAAACAGATTCAACTGCACTAAACGAATATCCAACACGGCGGGAGCGTAAGAACGCCTTTGAAAGTACCTCACTCTCTGCAATTGAGAAGGTAACAGTCTTAACAACCCCGCCTACAACTGCTGGACAAAAGAACGCGCCATTGTAAAAACCACTGCTATCAAATGCACCAGTACCATCAGCAACATAAGCCGCATAGGTTGCAAGCATTAGGGTTGGTTCGCTAACTGAACCATCCGCATTAATTGTTATATTCTGCGACCCTGCTGTAGATACAACCCCATATAAAGCATTAATTCCGTAAGCATCATGAACATAGGTGTAGACAGGTGTAGATGAAGTAATTAGTGAATCGTTACTGTCAGTACGAGCACCAACTATAAGTTCACCCGCCGCAGGCAATGTAACTGGATATACGTGAGTGGAACTATATCCACTAGCACCAACAGGAGATACAGAAAATGACGGACCAGCATCAGCCATTCCTGCAACTTCTAAAACAACCATCGCCAAGGTGTCATTAGTTGAAGCATTAAGGGAAATGCTTGTTATACCTGCGCCAACATTACTAAATCTGCATATACGGGTACAAGCATCAGCATTATATGAGTCAACAACTGCACTTTCACTAAGATTATTTGTGACTGAAGTAAAGAGTGCTGGACTATTAGCATTTGTAGCGATGACAATAATGCTGTTACCAACAGCAGGAGCAGTTATAACTTGGGTTAGTATGGTGTCATACCCAATTATTGCCGAATAACTGTTAACAATCGTGATTGCCATTAGTTGTTATCCTAATATGACAGCAATACGTGTAGAGTCTATTAATCCTAAAGTTGCTAAGAAGTTAACTCCGTAAACCGTATCTGGATCGTCTAAATTAACGTTCTCTGCAAGTGATAGATCAGTAAGCAATGTTTTCATTGCTGCACGAGCATCAGCAGGCAACGATTGATTATCTGGTGCGCCATCCAACGCCATACGTTCTTGTAAAGTAAAGCGTTTGCGGAATTCAAGCTTAGACAATTCACGCGATGCTACTACGGCATCTTCTTGAACATCAATATTAGGATGCCCACCAGCAATAGCCCATTCGTTGTATTCTAGGAAATCTGGATCATCCATTGATTGCGCTGGTGAAACTTGTTTCAAGTCAGCATCACGAATTACGATGCCTTGATTAATGTATAAGGTATAAGTCATTTTAGTTGTCTGTCTCCATGTAACCATTAAATAGCGTTAGTCCGACAACACTTGATGTGCCGCCAACAGAGTGATAAGCACGTGGACCACAAGCAGTAGTTGCAGCCAACATATTTGTTGATGTTGTAGTAGTAGTTTCGTAAGAAACACCAGTTGTTTCGTCAGTAAAGCGAACACCAATGTATGAGCCACCTGGGGGCGTGAAGATAACAACCGTGTACGGACCAGGACGATCTGTGGTTGGAACTGCCATGCCTGTATCAACCTTAGCAACAGCAGTACCACCAAAATAAATCTGCCAGTTAGTGTCTGTTCCCTTTGCATAGCCAACGCCACATGTGTTAGTTAGCGTGCCAGGATTAACGTCTGTTGGTGCTGAAGTTGAAGTACTCACGCCGCAGAAGAAACGTCCAGTAGCAACAGTGCCACCAGTTGCAGGAGCAACGCGAAAAATGTGATGAAAGCCGTCGGTCCTTCGATACGCATTTGTAGCGATACGATAGCCAGCTACGGCAGTAGTAGCAGCAGTAGTAACTAAGTAGTCAATGCGAGCGCAGCGAGTGTGAAGGCTTGTTGTTGCATACACAGCAGCAGTAGCCGTACCTGTTGCAGTCAGCGCCGCCGCGCCTGTTGTTGAAACTGTTGTGCCTGTGCCAGCGGGCTTCCATTCCGCCCAACCATTCTTAGCCATGTGTGGTTGCAATACGCTATCAAGGCCCGATGGGCCAATGAATGCAGGCATTGCACGCCCACCTTGCGACTTTGCGAAGAAGTTGAAATATCCAGTTGCTGGTGCTGCTGGAGAAGATACGACAGGGATTGTTATTTCGCTGTCAATAATGTGATTTGAATTCCAGTTTGATGGCTGGATTAGTGTTGGATCGGGTCCATCACTTAATGCACTTGTAAAAAGGTGCTTGATTGCCATTAACGGCCTCCTTGTTTTGCGTTTTTATTCTGAACAAGGTGGAATACGGGTGTAAACCACCCGTTAATGGATTAGGAAATAGTAACTGTCAATCCGCCAATTGCGATTGAAGCTGTATCACCGTTCAATACATTCTTAGCAACGGTTAAAACACCGTATCCTAGAATGTTGCCACCGGTGATAGCGTCGTAAAGTACGCCATAAGTTAAGTTAGCAGCAGATGCCCAATCAGCAGTTGCTGTTGGGAAAGTAATAGCAGCTGCATTGGATACGGCACCGGCAGCAGGAGTTGCCCATGTTGCACCAGAGGTAGCAACCCGAGCGTAAGCACCGCCAGATGGCTCAGTAACGTTGGTTACTGGAGCACCTTGTGCTGGTGTTGTCGAAGATAGACCTACATACACAGTTGGCATTGTGTAAGCGGTTTTGCCTAGTTGGTGACCAAGTAGCGCATTGGAAAGGTAGTATGAAGCTGGCATGTAAGAAGACTCCCGTTATTGTTATGGGTACTTCTTATTTATACCAACCCCGCCTTCAGTATCAACGAGTGACTTCACGAGTGAGTGTTAAAGTTCCACGTGCTGGCTTATATACCTTACTTGCTGGACTAACAATCTCCAAGTCGTAGACGCTATCAAGTGAATCGTCGTCCTTACTATTAAATGCAATATCCGATGTATCCGATGGAGCAAGAGATAACACAACCGTTCCAAGTAACGGAGTAATTGTCAACTTACTATTTGCGACTGTGCAATCGATAAGGACCGAGCTATTGCCGTAACTACGACGCACGTGCAACCGAGCATCGAAGCCAGTTAAGTCAAAAGCTGAGTTATCTGGATTAACCAGTGTGAATGTATAAGAATAGCTGCTACCCTGATCCATAGTTATATTGGTGATGTTGCTCATAGTTGTCTACTTTTTATCTATTTATCACCACTTCAACCGATTGGTGCTTCTGATGCACCTCTGCAACATACGACGTATAACAATGCTCACTTTCAAAAGGTGCAAAGATGAAGTCGATTACTGGACGCATAAAGCCCCAGAACCTTCCATCCCTTTCCATACGATAAGCAACACTGCTCATCGTTTCATCAGGTGAGCCATTGCATATAACAACGTTAACGAGTTGGTCAATTGCTATTAGAGTGTTTAGTATGTATGCCATCCCTATATTTACCGTGCAATGGCTTCAACGTCTGCAATGGTCTCAGCAGAAACATTCTTGCTTCTAAGAACCTTTTCCAGTTCAAGACCATCTAAGTACATTGCAAAATCCTCATCAGTCCAGTTAGCACGAATTTTGGGGGTTATTTCCATAACCCAATCATGCCCACCTACTATGTATGCCATCTGAATGAGAATATTACAGTAGTCAGACCTTATAACAAATGCTAATTCCAGTTCTTTTTTAACTCCGTTGCTCTCAAATTCATTTGCTGTTTGCCAATTGGCAATTGCATTTACCAAAACTGGTTGAAGGGAGGATTGGTTGTCTCTGTAAAACTTGTTTGATGGTAGTTCAATTAAGGAATTAAACATGCCAACATTAATTTCCATTTGACTGACTAATTTATCCCTATCGATTAAGTCATCCCAAAAGTGAAGAATTCGACAGATCAATGCATAACACTCTGCGGCCGCAATATTCTCCTTTAAATAGAGAAGTAGCAATGGATCTAATCTAGATTTGACTATCATGTGTTGTACAAAACGTTAGTGGTGTAAGGCGCATCGTAAGGTGGGGTGTGAACTATCAAACCACTTGCCACAAACTTTAACGTGCCTTTTTTAAATTGAATATTATTTGCATCAGCAGTACCAGTTAGAAATCCATAAAAGGTTGTAGTTTGACCGCCACCGCATCCACCTGGGATGTATATGTCAATTAGTCTCGGGGCTGCTGACATATTCAAACAAAACCATGCATTATTGACATTCAGACCGTGATAGAGTGTCGTTATATTTCCCGCCGCAGGTATTGCTGTTCCGAATGATCCACTAAACAATATTGATCCAACTCTAGGGACATTCCACCGCGAATCATATGTTTTAACTCCACCAGCATCATAGACAATCATCCCTACTGTTGAACCATCCGTTGACGGAATAGAAGGAAATGCAAGCATTACAGTAATAACAGGCCATATAACAACATTGGAACTATTCACGGCGCCGAATTGTATGTATGTTGTGGTCATCTCAAATATGCCTATAAACCCATTTGCAGTAGATGATCTAACATACACCATAGGAGTAGCACCGTTGATTTGAGAATAATACAGTCGTCCACCCGTAGCCGCCATATCGACTGTATATGTGCCTGATATGCCATAGTTCTTATAGGTGCCATCAATAATTACATTGCCAGCACCATTTGTAATATGTGCGCCAAAACTCATATCGCAAAAACCGCAGTGTTAATAGTTTGCGAAGCACCTGCTCCACAATAGACGTGCAAGTAGTTGTCTGTAATCCATGCAAAAGTACCACCATCTGACACCCCTCCACCATCACAAATTGCAAAGTTAACAGACTGAAGAAGACCAGGAATATATACATCCACTTGGTACAGGCCAGGTGCAAATCCAGTGGCGTATGTACCAATGAGTCTAGTTAATCTATCTTGACTGGCTACAAGTGGAACGCCTGTTGCACTAAACACTTGAAATCCAAAACTCATAGTGTTAAATCTCCCAACTGAACTCTTAAAACTCCACTAGCGTCATAAACTTTAATAACATTGTCCTTAATCTCCATTCGTGCGCCACTTGTTGCTGTCCTTAATGTTCCGATGTTTGCCGTAATAGCACTTAAACTGGTAACACCAAGCGAACCTGCTGTAATTGCACCTGCTGCTATTTGAGTTGCAGTAACAGAACCTGCTGCAAGTTGAGTTGCAGTAATAGTCCCAGCAGCAATATCAGCAGCAGTAATAGTCCCAGCAGCAATCTCATTTGACGTAATAGTGCCTGCTGCTATCTGTGATGCCGTAATCGTATTGGCTGCGATATTGCCAGCAACAATTGTGTTGGCCGCGATTTCATTGCTACTAATAGTGCTGGCTAAAATCTTACCTGCTGTAATGCTGTTAGCCATAATGTCAGCACCATCAACTGCTAATGTCCAAGCGCCAGTGTGGTAACGGTATATCTTGCCAGTTGTTGTTAGAAAGAATAAATCCCCTTCAGTTCCTGAACCCGGAAGCGCAGCACCGTTTGGAATACCTGCACTTGCAGTTGGTGTAACAGCAAACTGACTGGATAAGGTCATACCAGTACCCGCCGAGCTCTTACCAAACGAGTCATACGCTGAAACTACAACATAATGAGGCACACCAGTTGTAATCATCTTGGATGAAACAACGCTGCTATCACCATCGAACACCAAGTTAGCAGCAGACGGAGTGAAGGCATTTGTAGTACTCATCCAAACCAGTACGCCTTTATAGTCAGAGTCTGTTGGCTTAGTGAATGTAGTGAACACACTGCCAATACCACCAGTTACAGCGATTGATCCTGGCACTGCTGGAGTTGGATTATTGAAGGTGACCTGCACACCGCTCGTAACCTTGTTGCCAGTGTCTCGTGCATAGACTTTGATGATTGGTAAACGATTTGGGCCACCGTCTGCCACGTTCTTTGTGTATGTGTATTGGTATGTTGCAACAGCACCAGGTTGAGTACCCGCACCTACGTATTCTGTTCTAACCAGTGCCGCACCGTTGTAGACCTCAACTTGGAAGTCTTTTAATACCGTTGTGATATTGGAATTTGAACTTGGATTTGTCCACTGAATATTTAAGTCAACGCCGCTGAACGCAGTACCGCCACCGACTACAGTTAACCCTGTAACGTTGTTCAATGCAGACCCAAACCCCGCACTTAGGTCTAACGTGTAGGATGCAGAAGTACCTCTGCTACTTTGACCGTTAATATTGATTGCTGACACTACTACATCGTATGTGCCAGCATACGCATTCACAATCTCGTATTCAGTCGGACCAATATTTTCCACTGTTACATAGTCACCTGAATTTCTACGCCACTTCAAAGTGTAGCGAACAGGAATGCCAAGCGTTGGCTTTGTCCAAGTAATTAAAATACCTTGTCTAACACCACTTGCGTCGCTTACGCCGATTGGCTGAAATGCCAATGCAGTTGGGTCACCGATTACAGAGCCACTAATAGAAGAATAGACTGTAGCTGGAATGCTGATACCACTTTCAACGTAGTCGTACTTACCAGCAACATAGGCCATTGCTTCGACCTTAACTTGATGCGGAGTAGATTCATCTTGAGATAACGATGTAATACGGAACAATCGCGGTGCGATAGCGGAGGTTACAATGTAATCCGCATACTTTACGGGAATTATGCTCCAGCTACCGCTTATTGAAACAGTGCTATATGTTCCTGCACTAGTTGTTATAGGGTGCGATTCGATGGTTTTTCCATCTGGCAATACAATATCAACACTTGCAGATCCGGAGATAACAACTGGTTGATCAAACGTCACAGTTGTCGATGTAGCTGAAACGATCTTGCCTGCACCTGCTTGTGTTGTGTAATCCTCATCAAACAACTTGAAAACATTTCCGATTGCTAAGTCGAAGCCGTTAAGGCCCATCGAGAAGCTAACCTTTTCGGTTAGATTCAAATTGGTATAGAGCAACCACTTAGCTGCACGGATTGCTTGGCCCTCTGTCGTCGCACCATATGCAGCAAAGTCAACTGGATTGAATCCGTAACGGGCAACACCTGCGGCATCAGTTGTAGTGCTTACGACTGGCAGGTATCTTTTATCAGCCTTGTTGTTATAAGTTACGTTGGCTGATGTTGTGCGAGACGGTAGTGCTGAACCCGCATAGGTGAATGCACCATCAATTACATTCGATTTAGAAATTAGTTTTACGGCACTACTTGGACGATCTTGGTTAACAGTAATTAGTCCACCGGAATAGATAAGAACCGAGTTCATCATTCCAGCAACGTTCTGCAAAATCTTGAGCATTGAGTCTGATGCGGCAATAGCGGCATTGAACGTAAAACGTCGCTCAGTACCACCGGCGCCGTTATTAACTAGACCGTCGCAATAGACACCCGCATTATAAAAACTGAACTTATCAATCTGGCTAGCTGTCATCCCGTAACGACCCATACCGTAACGAGTGTTAGTAAGAATGTCGTACAGAATCCATGCTGGGTTATCTGTAGTGCCAGTAATGAATGTTCCATTCCAAATTCCTGAGTACACCCCTGTTGCTGGGTTGTAGTTAGATGGAACTTGACAAATAATACCGCTTAACAAATATGATCTAACAGGCACGGTATTGCCGACTGATTGAGCATCGATTGCAATACCCACATATGCGCTGTTGTTGTAAGGAAGTTGGACCTCCTGAATCTCCACAAGGCTATCAAAGCTTGTTGCATTCTTGATTGCCGAGCTTACATTGTCAGCAGTGATACGACGGCATCGAATGTCCCAGGTTCCAGTCGCACCACTTGGCTTAGTGACGTAATACGAACGCTCGTATGCCGAAACACACTTACCTGAAATAGTTGGAGTAAGAACATTCAGTTCCCATGTACCGCTGCTAGTTGGTTTTCTATCAATAGCAAATTCAACAGTAGAGCCATTCAAGTCGCCGTTAGTTGTATTTTGATTTGAAAGACCTTGTGGCAATCCAACAACAACCTTTACCGCGTCAACAGTGGAACTTGATGTAGTTTTAACTACTGAGGCTGCGACCGTGAAAGCAGTATTAACTACTACAGTCGCAGACGCACTTGGAAATCCATTCATGTATGGCTGACTAGCGAGGCCAGTTCTTACACCATAAGCAATCTTGTCGAAGTTATATGAAGCATCGCTATTTTGAATAGGCGTGCCATTAAAGAAAATACTTTGTCCGTCGCCAGTAACAAGGCCTGTGATTGGACCTTCACTAAGCAACTCTAGAACCCGAACGATTGTGGAATTAGTTAATGTATTTGGTGCTTCAGTTGCAACGTGTGAACTACCACCACCTTTACCGCCACCGCCCTCACCTGTCAACTCTGTGTTGATCTTCTTATTGAAAATATTTTCCATTTAATCCTTTATGCCAAGTCCACTACGTCAACAGCTGAGGACATTACTATCGATCCAACTAGACAAGTGCCATATACCAGAGGAACTGGATATCCTTGTTTGGATACATTGATTGGTCCGTTGAAGATGAAAGACGGCTTTTGGTCTGCTCGTTGTGATCCACCAGCCGTATCAGGCTTCGGTGCCAACATACTTGCAACAGAACCAAGTGCATAAGCAACTGCTACATTTAATGCAATCGTTATTGCAACAGCAGCCATGTAGCTAAACTCATACGTCATAATCAAGTACGCGACCGTCTCTGCACCGGCACCACTAATGTCTGGAACAATACAAATCTCGTCTGCATCTTCAAAATCATCTTGAAATGCTTTCTTGTCGTAGCCCTTAGACTTTTCTTTATCTAGTGTATTTATAGAAACTACATTAATTGGACAGTTAAGTCCGCGCATTGTTTCTTCAAAGTTCGGCACAAGTGCATTAAGACCAAGAATAGCCATGCGAGGTGTATCAACATCTAATTCCAATGTCTCTACACCTGTCTGCTTTGCAAGCTCGCCAAATAATTTAATTGTTCTGATCATATTTGTATTTATGCTGGTTGGTAGCGAACGTGCTTAACAATCACTTTTCGCCACTTGTCGAGTCGGTCTTCTTCACTAAGTCTGTGGAATAGGTGATGTGTAATTGTGTTATCAGCTGTGATCACTGCAGCATGGTTGGGAACCTTGCTTCTTACCTGCATGATTACAACGTCACCAACTTGTGCTTCGTTTTCTGTAATCTCAATGAAGCCTGCATCTGCCCAGTTATCAACATACAGGTCTGCGCCTGTCTCCCACCAGTTGTATCCACGTGCATAGTTCTTTAGTTCGATACCTTTAAGGCGGTAGTAGTCTCGAATAATCGCATAGCAGTCGTACACCCCATGCACGAAGGTACGTTCTAGCAGTGGTGGAATAACACTGTCGTCCATCCACACCATCTCCGATAATCCTTCACCGTCAGTTGCAACGATGCCCCAGGGTATTGAATCCTTCATCCAAGTCGTCATGTCAGCAGTGCTTGGCCATTGCGGTTGGTTTCCATGTGCATAAGGTGTATCCGTCATTCCGTATGTGTGACTGTGCAATACGGCTTGCAAAACTCCGATCTCACTTGCCGCTATGATTGCTGACGGATCGACGCGGAAATGCGTTATAGGCGTTTCTGCGGTGTTTTTGCAGGGAACAAATACGTCATTAACTACTAGTCCTACAGCTTCGTTAGGGTACACAGCTAATACATGAGCTTTAAAGTCTTGTTGTGTTTGATCTGTTAGTTGCATTGTTGTTCCTTAATAAACTGCCATGCCAGGGAAAGCAGATCCAGCTGTCCCGTCTCCGTCCTTCAAAGCTTGTCGCGCTGGAAGCTTTAGTCCAGGACGATCCAAGATAGAAGCCAACTGCCAAGTGATCTGCTTATTTGTATGACTGGTCTTTTGGTAGACCACATAGATATCCGGACCAACGAATTGAGTGGAATCGGCGGCAGGCTGACCATCTAAGAATTTTTGAAAAGTTCTAACTCTTGAGTACGTTGCACCAACAATGTCCCCCAATGCAATCACTGCACTGAGTAGAGTCTTATTGGCGTTTGTGACTGTAATAGTCGGAGTTGGCTGTGCACCAGTACTGCTAAGAGTCCATCCCGCAGATGTAATAGCAATCGGTGTATATGTAGCTCCATTCCAAACAATGCTTGCACCAGATGCATAGATGTTTGGTGTGAAGTGATATACAGCACCTCCTAATGCAGAACAGTCCAGAGTGTGTAATTCGACCCAACCGCTTACTTGGTTCAGGACCATTAGTTCTTGTTGTATGGACATTAGAATACCTGCTTAATCTTGAAGTTAATCGTGTACACACTACCTGCCTTAACCGTTTCCGAATAGTTATCTTGAACCATCCATGATTTAGAAACGCTGTCGCCAGGAGCTGTCCAAGTGAATAAGCCCCAAGTTCCAACTGAGTCCAGGAACGCAGCAAGTGTGTCTCTATTTGCTTGGGTGTAGTTCTCAAAGTTCAACTGCCACTCATCGATGATATTGTTAATACCATCTGGAGCTGCAGTTACGTAGCCGTTTCCAAATTGAGATTTGAGTACACGGTAGTTCTTTACCTTTGTGCTTGACTGTGCTGGTGGCACAGGTGGAGAAAATGCTGTCATTATTTTTATTCCTTAAAATGCGTTAGCAGTGACTGGATTGCTGATTCCACCAACGCGCTTAGCATTGGCAATACGGCTGTCAGCAAGTTGCTGCATCATCTTGATTTGTGCCGACACTTTGTTTGCTGTGTCAGTTGGATCACTTGCACCATTGACGGTGATAGAGAAGTTATTTTGAATAGTGGAGCCTGAGCCTTCACCTGAAGCGATAACACCAAGTTGACCTGATGCGTTCCGACGAAGTGGAAGAATTCCTTCTGGACCAGCTTCACCCATAACACCAGTCTTTCCACCAGACATACCAAATGCAGTTGGAGAGCTAACCACACCACCATCAGCGAAGAATTGAGTACCACCATCAAACGCACCGCCCTTTTCAAAGAGACCGAATGCAGCAGTCATAATTCCAGCTGCTGCTTTTTGAACAGCAATCCTTGCAAGGTCAGAGAGAATGGAAGCAGTTAGGGAAGAGAAATCCAGCTTGCCCGTTTTCACGAAATTTAGAAGCGCGTCAGACATGCTGTTTGTTGCGGTCTGAAATACTTGCGCACCTTGCTTTGCAGCATCGTTTGCATCTTTTTTATACTGGTCGAATGATTTCTTCCAGCCATATTCAAACGTCGATTGACGATCTGCTTCTGCAGCATTTTGTGATTTAAGATCACCAGCTGTCTTAGATCTTTCCTTGAGCAATGCAACTTCTGCACGAAGCTTAATCAACTTCTCTTCAGAAGTATTATTTGCAACAGCATCGTTTAGCGTTTTTTCAGCAGTGACGATATTGTTTTCAGCAATTGCTTTATTAACATCTTCTTGAGTTGCACCGAAGGTCTTCATTACTTCAATGCGGATTCTGTTGTTGTCTACTTCTGCCTTAGAAGAGGCGATTGCTTTATCGAGTGCATCCTTAGCTGCGTGTGTTGCTTTTTCAAGTTTGTTTCTGATCGTTAGTTCATCTTCCGCTGCAGCCAGTTGTTTGAGTACGGCTAACTGGTCATCTGACGCACCGGCTTTAGTCTTGGTGGCGAGGTACTTCCCAGCGGCAATATCCAAAGCCAGAAGCATCGTGTGAGACTTTGCTTCAGCGCCGTTCATTACGTCATACGCCTCATTCAGCTTGCCGATACCTTTGGTCATATCTGCAAGTGTCTTTACGTAGTCACTATCGCCAAGCGGTGTCTCTTTATCAGCTTTCTTCTTTTTGCTGTATGGGTTATATACACCGTCCTTATCACCACCTTTTTTGAAGTCTTCCTTAGACTGAGGTGCCGCTTCAACAGTGCTCCAGGTCTTTGAAACCGCAGCCGCTGCATCAACGTTAGTTTGGACGATTCGTGTTTTGTAATCATCCCAAAGCTTAGGAATGTCATCCCAGTTACCACTAAGTGCAGCCCAGATAACTTTGCCGCCAAGTGCGATTGATTGGATGATGTTGGATATGCCGTTGTCGAACATCTGAAAGAAGGTCAGCACACCTTTGAGAGCAGAGGTAACTAACCAGACTCCACCCTCAAGAACGCTAAGTGCCATACTCAGTAGGCCAGAGTTCTTTCCGGAGTTAATCATTGCTTCAGCAAGCCCGGTCAACAATGGCAGCATTGTTCGTGCTATGTCATTGCCGAGGCCTTTAAAGATAGAACCAAGGTCGTGTAGTTTGTCGTTGTAGTCGTCGGATGCGGCGGCTAGGTTTCCGTCCATTAACGCGCCAACGGACGCTAGAAACTCGTACTGCTTATCAAGCTCAGAATTAAGGTCTTTTAGCGTTGCGAAGTTCTTGAGTGCGCCTTGACCAAAAGCGTCTTGAAAAGCAACTGTGGCATCTGTAGAGTGACCAAGACGTTCTAGTGCTGCTGCACCTTCTTCTGCTAGAACAACAGCGTCTTTTAGATTTCCATTTGCATCGCGTGCAGAGATACCAAGGAACTCGTAGGCTTTGCCAGCCTTCTTTCCTTCTTCGCCACCAGCTGCAGATCGCTTCTGAATTTGATCGAGTGTTTCTGTCATCGTCTCCAAACTGGAGCCTGACTTTTCTGCAACATCCCCCAGCACTTGAAGCCACTCGACAGTTTTGCCTGTGCGAGCCGCGAGGTCGTTCAAATTGTCTGCTGCTTCAATTGATTTGAAACCTAGAGCGATGGCGCCTGCGGTTGCAGTAGCGAATGCACCAATAACTGCTATTAGAGGATTTTCAAGAGCTTTGAGGGCAGAGCCAAGAGCATCTACTGCAGCATCTGCTCCAGGAATTTCGTTCTTTAAGTCCTTGAACGCATCTCTTGCTTTGTCGACCTCGTTGAAATCTACTTTTAATTTTAATGCCTGTAAGTCCATTGTTTATACCTCATGTTGTTTTCGTTGTTCACTGAACACAGCATCGAGATAAGAACAGTCAATCGACTTCAGAATTTGCACTTCAATAGGCTCTAATTCCTCATTGAATGCAACTACATATGCTGCAATGTCACCAAATCCTATTGGTTCTGGACCATGTGGACCTTGACGTCTCCCTGTATCTAATTCCCAAAAGCGGCTCAACAACCAGTGCTCGTAGGTATTTATATCTGGGGCAGTATGTTCTTTTGCTTGTATGGCAAATGACTCTCGCATTGATAAAGGAATCGCAGGATTAGTGGATTCCTTTATCAGCTTTGCTAAATGGTCTTTTAATTTTGAGCCATCAGCTCTTGGGAAGGTTAGCGTTACGTAATTTGTAATATACGCACGTAATGTGGCTTGTGTCTTACCGAAAGAAGTTAGCACGCTTTCGCAAGCAGGCTTCAACCTGTTCTCGAATCCAAGCTAGCTCAACATCACGCATTAGTTCAATTGCTTTTTCTTTTGAGAATGGTCCGATTGTTTCATCTGCTTCTGCGAATTCCGCATTCCATCCAGAAATTGCAGATGCAGCTATATCGGCGTTGTCCTGTTCATCCTGATTCATTCGCTCGAGTGTCGTAAGTGTCTTACCTTCTGTACGTTCAGCTCTTGATGCTGCAATCTGCTTAATAGCAGTACGAACGGCTGCACTGTCAAACCCTAGAATCTCAAATTCCCAACCAAATTTACCTTCGGTTGGGTGGTCAAGTTCTAGCTTTGTTGTTTTGGCTCTTAGATTTGGTTTAGTCATTATGTGCGTGTGATTACGATGTTAGAAAGCGAAGTAGCGTCGTAAAGTGCTTTGAATGGCATCGACATAGATACTGGACCGTTGCCACTGATAGTCTTAGTAGCACCCGTGTACTTCACATTAGGAAAGAAGAACTGTACAGTGTTAGTGCCATCATCTAGTTTTACATCAATAGATGTTGCAGTACCATTAATAAACTTGTTATACATAACAGCATCTTCAAAGAAGACGGTTACGGTACCAGTTACCTTCGCGTTTCCCGTGCTGAAATCACGAACAACATTTGTTCCTACAGCGAAGTTCTTGGCGTGGCTGTTATCAATTGAAAATTGAAGATTGGTTACATAGCCAATTGCAGCACCGCCCTCTTTCATAAAGCCTGATGTTCCGTTGTCTGTAAAAGGTGATTTAGCAGCAGCGGCAGTGTATCCATCAGCATCAGCCGAGGTACCGGACAATGAGGATTGGTCTTTTGCCAATACACTGAACTTAGCAGTAACCAAGCCAGAAGCAGGTACGGTGAAGTCGGCTTTGTCTACAATTAGTCCGGTGTATACACGGTACTGTGATACATCAATTTGCGACTCTTCAACGGAAAGCGACTTGCGTGTGCTGCCAACTTTAAGAACATTTGTCGCAAATGTTGACTGCATAAGCGATTCAAGCAAAGTGTCGTAGATTCCGTGAGCAAAATTAACATCAATAGAACCTGCAACAGAACGATTGCCAGTAAGCGAATAGCGCTCCATGCGATCTGAACGAATAGAGTTATCATCATATTCATCACGCGTCAGATTGACACCGAATGATGTGAATGGGATTTCAACTAGTGAAGGAGTTGTTGGTGTTGTACCAAACGTAACTTCTGTGATGAAGCCTGCTTTAGAACGTGAGCCGGTTGCGATTGTCATTATTATTTCCTTGGGTATATTCTTTTGTTATCTATTTATGACCTATTGGCCATAAGTGTTCCACTGTACGCGCACCGGAATGCAGTAGTACTTATTAATCGTGTAAGCAGCCATTACGCTAGCTATATCAATGTGGACCGTTGAATTGCCGCTTGTAAGCAAGAGGCCCGCAGGGAAAATATCAACAATCGAGTCAGCTAGTCCACGTGCGGTTGCTGTTCCTGAATCACTGGGTACAAAAACGTCTACTTGATATAGACCGGTCATTTGTTTAGGCGCTCCAGCACCAATAGCAAGAACGCTCGATTGAGCTGGCAGTAGTGTCGAACGTGTAAATGAATTCAAGTTAGGGGATGCATTAATACGTGTATTTTCTGTTTGCAGTAGAGGTAGCTCGGCCAACGTTTTAAGATGTGCGTCTAACGAATTCTGTATGTCTAGTGTTTTCATTTAATTCCAGCCTTATCTTTCGCTACCTTGGCTATTTGTTCGGATTCTAAAATCGTAGTTCCGATCATGGCTCTAGGTGCCATTTTTTCTGTTCCGTATTCAACATATGATGCATACGGTTGGATATTAGATATGGTGAATCCTGTTTGAGTCAGTGCGTTCAACCATCCTTTTTGTAGAGCACCAGTTAGTACCGGAGTTCGTTCCTCCACTCGTCTCTGAAACTCCATTGCGTACTCTTTTTTGAAATTAACTAGTCGGGTGTCTAGATCAATAAAATATTTGTCAATTTCACCAGGTTCAATCATTCTTATTCCAATGTCAGCTTGTAGCCAATTACGATGTTCGCTGGGCGATAGACCTCTATCTCGACAATGTTGTATGAACGGCCATTGCTTGTTAGGTCATCGCCTACAGATGGAACTTTTGCAGTAGCTGCAAGATAGCAAACAGCCGAACCTACTGTCATTGGCGAGGTGAAAGAAAGAGGATTGCTCGTGTCAGAGCTTTTCTTTTCAGTAGCAAACACACCTACTGTTTTTATTGCACCACCAGATGCCATCGTTATGCTAACTGGTGTGCCAAGGGCCGATATAGACTTAGCTATTACATCTTTTGTTTTAGTTGCATTAAACATTTGTAACCCTAGCGCGCAAACTTAAATGAAGACTGGCGACCTTTAGTTACATTCCAAAGTAGCAAGTCAATCTTGCGATAGCCTTCAAACGCCGCGGCTTCTGCTTTGACTGTTTTGTTATAGCTTGTAGTCGTTGAGATATCACCAATCTTTACTGCTTCTGATTCAATTCGACCTGCATCATTTCCTTCAGGAAACATATCAGCACCATTGATATACATTAGTGCTAGTTCGGCTTGTGCTCTCTTAACTTCAATTGGCACTTCTTGAACAATTCGTGCATTGCCGTTACGGTCATTGAACGGGTACCGTGGCCATAGGAGCGACTGGATGCCTTCAAGGCGATTGGACAAATACTTTGGACCGTATAGAAGGTCTAGAGACTGGCAAGCGATTACAAGAGCCTTCTCTTTGTCTGCAGTCTCGCCTATCCACGAATCATTGCCATACATCTCGTGGTAAGCATCAGCAAAAGTAACATCAACGTACGAATTAGCCCCAGCTTGTTTCAACCCTGTTTCAACAATCATTTTTATTCTTCCTTAACGTATGCGTGTAGAAGCTTTGCTTGCCATGGTTCCATTTCAATAACATCTCCAGTCTTGCCGCTGAATTTGATGTTATTGATTTGACCGTTAAAACTTTCCGTGACCACATATATCTTTTTACTATTTAGCTCTTGCTGCACTAATGGATGGAGTAATTCACTCTGCTTCACTGGTAAAGCTGCTGCTGTTTTCTTTTTAGTTGCCATATAAACTCCACAGACGTAAAAAAAGCCTGTATCTCTACAGGCTTATTTATGCTAATTAGCTTGGACTGCTATTAAGCTGCATTAGCACCTACAGACGAGCTGGAGATAACAGAGTACACAGCGTCGGTATCAAGAATCTTGTAGGAAAACACACCATACCAACCGATATTGACGAAACGACCTAGCTTGTCGAATGGACCAGTCATTGTCATTGTTGGAGCTTGGCTCTCAGCTAGACCGAAGGCGCGTGCGCCGAAGAAGCTGGACTTGTACACGTCAACCAAACCTGCGCCTGTTTGGTCATTGAATGTGCAAGAGTTGTTACGGACCACACGGAAGCCACGGAAGGAACCAACTTCATTTTTGAAGATTTGGGTTGCGTTCTGGTACTTAACAACGTCGATCCAGCCAGCGTCCAGGCGAATGTCATGGATAACGTCATCGTGCATCACCGCAACGTACATGCCATCAGCTAGTGTTGGAACACTTGCACGAGCTAGTTTGTTGTAAACGATGTTCATTTGATTACCAGTCATTACGTTAGACGCAATAACAGTAGATTCAGAACCACCACCTACAACAAGAACGTTGGAGGTAGCTTCTAGTGCAGTTAGCGCTAGTTTGTTTTTCGATTGAGCCATGTTACGACCAACCAATTCAGGAATTGATAGATCAATCTTTCCACCTGTTTGCAATGATGCAAGAGAAGTCTTAGTAACAGCATTACCGTATTCAGCAGGAACAAATAGAACCTGTGTGTCGGATAGTGCTTCAGAAACAATGTCGTCAGTTTCTGTTAGTGGAGTTGTAACTAGACCAAGACGTGCGTACTTGGTAATCTGAATACTCTTTGCACCGATTTCTTGCTTAATAGCAGCGAATTGGTCCATCGAGGAATCTTCACCGACGGTAATCAGAAAAGATTGTGAGTACGTTTGTACGATGCTGTCGTCTACCTGGGTTGAGCCAGTCATGTTTGTTGTAAAAGCTGTCATTTTTATTATTCCTACTTCTTATTATTTATTGGCGACCTGCGCCAATGTGTACGGTCTATTTATGCCTTGCCGTACTTCTTTAATACCGCCTGCAACTCTGTTTGAGACTTTGCAGCTTTAACTTCTGCAGTAAATCCCATCACTTTGTCGCTCTCTGTCGCTCTTACTGCAGGTGGAGTAGTTTGTTTAGTTGCAATAACTGGTGCTGTAGGTGCTTGCGTCATATCGAACAGAATCGAATCTGTTTCTTTTAGCGCAGTGACGATTGCTTTAATTGAATCAACATCAACGGAGCCGTCCTCTGCAAACTTAATTGCCGAGCGATCTACTAACTTCAGTGCCGTATCTACAGCCTTTGAACCGTTCTCCGACAGCAGTTGACGTAATACAACATCGCTTGCTTGTGTTTTGAACTTCTGCTCCAGTGCATCAGCACGTGATTTCTCGGCTTCGTATAGGCCTTGAACTTTCTTGACATCTGCTTCTCGCAGATTCTTTTGAAACTTCTCACCCTTGCGCGCCTTCTCTACAATCTCCTGTTGCTTTGCAAGTTGAGTACTCAGTTCAGCAATCTTTGCCTCGACTGATTCAACATTGACTTCTGTCTCTTGCGTTGCTACTTGAGTTTGGTGTGCATCATCCGACGCTTGGGTTTCTACAACCTCTTGATTTTCATTAGCCATCCAGCCATCTCCTATATTTCAGTGCCCAATCAAGGGCGCTGATCTATTTATGCTTTATTTATGCATTGGCCGGAATATCGCCTTCTGATTGATCTTCTTCAGCAACGTCCTCTGTTGCTTCTTGGTCAACCTCTGGTGCAATAGCTGAGGTAATCTTTGTTTTGGCTGCATTAAACTCTGTAATCTCAATCCACTTAGCCATTGCTTCATCAGGAGTAAGACCTTTGACCTCAACAAAGTAGTCAATCTCAGTTGCTCTACCAGCAGTAATTTTCATAGTCCAAACTGCTTCTTCCTCTTTAGGATCGACAGGAAGATTTGGCTTTGGAAATACCGCGAATAGTTGTTGGTCTGCTGGCAGTGCGCCGTTTGTTACGATGACAAGTGCTCGGTACAGTCTTTTAAAAGATGCCTCGAACATTCGTGCACGTGTTTGACGTAGTTCTAAGTTAGGTACTTCTTCAACGACTACCTGGAAGCCGCTATTAGCAGACTTCTCACCGTCCGCACGAACACGAACAGACCAATCTGCTGCAGTTTGCTTAATCCAGCCTTGGACTACTTCATCCATTGGCTTGATATCGATTTGAGGAGACTTGTAATCAATAAATGGAGCGTCGCCATTGCTGGAGCCAAGCACGATTGCAATATCAGGACCACCAGTAATTGAAGGTGAACGAGAAACAGAGCGCGGTAGCACTGAGCCAGGCACGGAAACAACTTCTAGTGACTCGTCGCTATAGCCATCTAGTGAGCAGTTTGTGAATAGTGACGGACGTTTTGCCCAGCTAATAGCAAACTCGCTATCAGTAAGGTGCAGGTTGTACATCTCGTTTACGTTTACAAGGTCACGAGCCGCTTCTACCCAGAACCCAGCACGAGGTGAGGTCGTGTCATAAAACACAGTTGCTGGAATTGCTCCGTAGCTATTAGGTGATTCATCTACTACAGAAGTCTTTTGGCTAACAGTCACTAAGTCATAGATCGTTTCTGCTGTCCATACACGGTAATATTCAGAATCACCGCTGCAGCCCGTTCGTTGAATCAGTACTGCGATCTGTTTGGTTAGTGGATCAATAATTACATTGCAGTTCGCACGGTGCAAAATATCGAAAACGATTGTTTGGTTGTTGTCATCCCATTGAACTAGCAGGATCGCTGTCTTGAGAAGGCGTACAACCGAGTCCATGTTGATCATTACTTCTTGCCATTCAGTCGCATCGAGTAGATTCATCAACGATTCGGACGCCGCTGTATTAACTTCCTTGCTACCATTAGCACGAATTTCGAGTAGTGGAGTGGAGTCTTTAAACAACATTCCTGATTTCTCGACAATCATCTTTGTAAGATTTCTGTGACGAGCAATAAAGCCACGCTTCTTCCAGTCCTTACGACCTTTATCGCTATCGTTCAATACTGCGACAAGCTCCTGCTCCTGCTTACCATCGAGATAATTCAGTGCCTTTGCAGCGAATTCAGCTTCATTACCATCTAACATCTGTACGAGTTGGGACGGTGTGTACCCAGCGACAAGAGCTTTTTCTTTATTGTTGTAGTCCATTAGTCTGACCTTATTTAATTATTATTTATCACCAAGGTACGCAGCATCGAGACGTTATCTATACACTGTGCTTGTATTACGTCCTGTAATTGGGAATCTGTACCACACGAAGTAACCAAGAGCATCGCAAGGGTGATCAAGGTCGTGCTTTTTATCTGGCTCACCGTTTTTATACTTCTGCTGCTCAATTGATTTGACAAGTACTGGACACTGCTTTGAATTAACAAATGCTTTGCGTTCATCTCGTGCGTTGCAGAACATTGCGTTGACGCTAGATATCCTGTTGGATACGCGAGGATTCTTAGCGTGTGCGAATACTTTTAGACCAGAGTCTTTAAGCATCTGGATATTCGATTGGTCAGCATTGGTGGACATTTGACGACCAGCTGCATCAGGATAGACATAGACAGTACGGTCCTTAAACCGTTCCTGTATCTCTTCAATAAGAGCCTTGGTATTCTTCATACCAGTAATCTCATCAATCCAATAGACGAGGTTGTCTTCAATCACTGCGACGATGCCGCATGTCTTGTTATTGTTAAAGTCCACACCGATGTGAATGATTGAGCCCGGATCAAACGACGCCAGGGTTCTATCTGTGCCGTTTAGAACACGGTCGAACTCAACATAGACAATATTGCCTTCAAGGTTTACGAAGTCGCCCTCAAGGTATGAGCTGAGCAGGTTCTTCGGGTAGCGAGCTTCAAGGTTGGTGATGTAGTCGTCAGGCAGAAACGGATTCCACTTCGTCTTGCCCTTGATCAGCTTGCGAGTGGCTGATAGCTCGGGACGTTCATCAAGGTCGCTGACCCAGTTCTGGTAGCAGAAGCCATAGCCTTCAGGTGTCGTCGTTGCGAACAGTTGGTAGTGCTGGTAGCTGTTGTCCTTGCAACCGCGCATACGGCTGGACAGACTGATCCAAAGGTCCCAGAGGTTGTCAGAGTCAAGCGTGTCTGCTTCGTCTACCCCTGCGAAAGCACACTGAAAGCCTCGGAAGCTGTCGGCACCGGCCCCGGCAGGCATCATCAAGATCGGCACATTGCCGGCTTCGAACTCAAGCGTGTAGATGAGACGGGGTGAGTTCTTGACGGTGAAGGGGATGCCGAGTGTGTTGACGATTGACTCAAACCGTGGTCGCAGCAGCTGCCGGACCTGGGTGTCGTTCGGTTCGATCAGCAGACCGATGCCATCGTCCTTGAGGTTGCCTGCGCACAGTGAAGACAGCATCAGAGCTTTGTAGATAAGCGCTTCTGTCTTACCGCAGCCGAAGCCCCCGACAAGTGCGATCTCTCGAGTCGTCGTGTCGTCAACAAACTGCTGCTGGTGACGCAACAGCTCAAGCTCAATGAACTGTTCGTCCTGGGCATCGTCTTCAACTACCTGCTCAATCAACTCCCAAGGCTTAGGCAATGGCTGGGAAGGTGCCTTAGCTTTCCTTGCCATGCTCACTGACAGGTTGATCGGTAGGGACGTTGATGCCCCCAGCAGGACTACGAGACGCATCTAGTAGTGCTTGCTCATCCTTTTGCTCAAGCAGACTCAACGGCCGTGCATATTTCCTCAACAGCGCAGCAGTCGGCTTTATGCGACCCAGCTTCATTCGCTGGACTCAGTTGGCGTAATGTTCTTGATCTTGAACTTAGACGGAGCCTTCTGCTTAATCTCAACAGAGACAGTCGGATCGTTCTCACGCCATTTGCATTTAGCCTTGAGCAAGAACATGGTTGCAGCAACTTGCATACGGCTGTTGTCGTTGAATGCATTGCGGTGAAGAACACTCGACAATGATTCTTCATACTCTGCTAGACCAGCTTCCCAAGCAGCGCGAACACGAGCATCCGAACGGTATAAAGTCTCTGTTGTGTTACCCAGCCAGGCATCGAGTAGTGAGTTGCTAATCCCCAGCCGGGCAGCAATGATCTTTAACGACTTACCTTGCTTAGCCAGCTCCATGATCTTCTCAAGGTCTGATTCCTCTGCAATTGATCGTGGTCCGCCCTGTACGCCGGGATGTGCGATTCTTCCTGATATCTTCTTGACCATATAGCCCCTATTATTCTTATGGAGCTATTTATGGCATCCAGTTGTCGTAAGGGTTACTTAGTTATCAGAAGCATTTTTTCCATGCTGCATAAATACAATTAACGAAATGTGGACACCTCATGGAACAACTAGTAGACAAATATCAAGCGTATCTAACAACATTAGAAGACAGCATCAGCAAGACGATCCGACTCTCTGATCTACAGGACGCACTTAACCTATATGACGCCCGGGGGAAGTACACAAGACAGTTCGTTCAGTTTATTAGAACCTGGGGAGCCAGTGAGGTTGCCCCCGCAGGGGAACAATAAGAACTGTCTATAACAGCGTTCCCGCAGGGGGGTACCGGGTAAAACAGTGCGGTCAGTTATGCAGGCATAAAGACGATGTAAGACGCTAACTGCTTGATTTATGCAGCTTTTTCACAGTCGTGGATATAACCCGTAGGTTTCTCACTCATTGTTTAGGGAATAATTCCCCCAGCAGAAGATCCCCCAGCGAGGATTCCCCCAGCAGAACAATGTGGGAATAATCAAACACAAAACCTTCTATTGTCTAATAGTCTTCAATTGTGCAGCAACTGCAGAGCGAACTATTTTCCCCGCTGGGGGATTACAGTTTTAGACAGTAGAGATTGTTTCCCCTGCAGACAATTGAGACTGTTGAGACTGTTGAGACTGCCCCCAGCTGCTGGGGGAATCGTTCTGCTATGGTCCCCAGCGGCTGGGGGATTAGATGTGAGCATTTCCCCAGCGGCCGGGGGGATTGTTATTCACTATTCCCCCAGCGGGATTCCCCCAGCGGCTGCAGAATAGGTAAACTGCATGATGCAAGATTTGAATAATGCAAACTATCGATCACGCAGCCTGAAGCGCATCCCCCCAGCAGGATTTCTATTCCCCCAGCGGGGCTAATCCTGCTGGGGGACTGCAGGGGAAGCATTTCCCCCAGCGGGAATGCGGTTTAGCGCTTTTAGTTGAATAGAAAAAAACAATCGAAATATATTCGCATAATATCAAACGATGAACATCGTTATTCCCCCAGCGGGAATGCTGTTTTTCACGATTCCCGCTGGGGGAAACCCCTTGTTGACCTCCTGGAAAAAAAACGCGATTCGGTTTTCAACGTTAGCGAGCCAGGAACCCAACGTCCTCCAACCCTCTGACGACCTTTGCCAACCTTTGCCGACCATCTAAGCAATTGGCCACACATACATCGACGTCGTGCTTGACAACAATGTTCAGCAACTGTTTTGATTTTCCTTTGAAGGCCGAAAAACACCATTCCTGCTGGGGGGACGACGAAGAAACGAAGAAACGACGCAAAAACTCTATTTGACACAGCACTTTTTTATTTTATTTTTTTATTTTCTTTTTTGAAATCTAAAAAACGTCGTTTTCGTCGTGTTGTCGTCGTCCCAACTCTTTTTATCTCCTTATATACGCGAGTAATAAATTTTTATATAAGGTATATCCCGCATGTTCAGTGGGGAAAAGAAGAAGTTGTGAAAAAAGGGCAGAGCTACATCACGGACGACGACACACAACTAAACACGGTATTTCGTTTAGTGATTCGAAGGACCTTGATCGCCTTTTTCCCGCTTTCGTTGAGGCCATCTACCGATTCTTTGATACTTGATGAAGAAGATTGCCGCACCAATTTGATGCACGCCTTCCCAACAAGGAGTTCCCTATGTCTAACACCACTGCTGAACAACGTGAAAAGAATCGTATCCGTAACAAGCTCTACCGTCACGCCAATCCTGAGAAGTTTGCAAACTATGCCAAGCAGAAGAAGGTTCGCGCTGCCTACAACCTCGCGTACTACCTAGCTCATCACGCGCCCAACCGTACTAGATCAATCGTCCACGCATAAAAAAATCCCCAACAGTACATTGCATACAGTTGGGGATTTAAAGGGACTATGTTACATGCCGCTAATCACAACAGCATGTAATTCTATTTATGTGGCTCGTCGGAATCTCTGTCCTTTTTAGCCCTTATTATTTCATTCTCGCGGAAGAACTTGTGTATATCCAGCTTTGCAGCCTTGTAAGCCTCTCCAGCTTCTTCAGGTGTGTCAACTAATCTCGAATGATAGGCGACACCCTCATGGCGAATCGTTGAAAAGTACTTGCCACCAGTATGCATCTTCACACCTGTGTGGCCGTACTTGTTCCTGCCTTCGTATACTTTTCTATCTTGATTAACTTCGCCCACTGTCCCGACTCTTAAATTGCTCCAAACATTGTTTGCAATGTCGTGATTTAGATGCTGCACACGGTCTGTAATTAATTGTCCAGTCATATACAACACTGCCAACTTATCCATTGCATATAGCTTACCGTTTAACATTGTGTGGAGAGAACCATTCGGTCGTACCGCTCCAACTTGTTCACCGACTATTTGACGATTGGACCAAACAGCTAGGCGTGTAAAGATTCCGGTCAACGGGTCATAGTGCAACCTTGTCTTCAACTGCTCCTGTGTCAGTACTTCCGCCATCATCACCCTCAGTTGGTAAGTGTTTTCTGAAGATGATCAGCTCGCGCTTCATCTTCTCGATCAAGTGATGATACTTGTTAAGGTTGTTGATAAACCGCTCTAGAGTGATATCTTTGTCTGATGGTCTCTTGAATTGCTGATCCATCTCACCCTCCACTAATCTGGTGACGTCTTCCTTAACCTCCTCTAGCCGATTTTCGTACTTCTTTAATTGTACAAGACGAGCCTTTATTTTTAGCTCAGCACCGCTTACCCACAACTTGTGGTAGTGTCTATTAATCTCTGCAACCTGTTTGTTGTATTCTCTATCTGTAATCATGAATGCATTCCTCACTGTGTAGGTATGTATTTATCTGTGTTAGGAAAAACTCTATGAGCAATACGTGCTACTGTGTTGTATCATCGCTACTGTTACTCAACAACAAAGGATGAATACCAAATGGATGACACACAAATCAGCCAACTTGACAAAGAAATCGATGCGCTTCAGGCAAAGCGCCAAGCTCTGTTGGAAAAGAACCGTCACGAAGCTCTGTCGTCGATCCTCAACAGGATTGCAACATACGGCTTTACCGCTGCTGAATTGGGATTCGCATCTGGTGGTCGTGCATCAAATAAGCAAGCTACAGTGACCGCAAAGGGTAAGCAACCTGCGAAGTACGCCAATCCTGACAACCCATCACAAACATGGGCTGGTGGTAAAGGTCCGACACCTAAGTGGGTCAAGGAACAACAAGCCGCTGGTAAGACTCTTGATGACCTGCTGATCAAGTAAAAAGTTTCACCGCATGAAAAAAGGCCCTTTCGGGCCTTTTTATATTTTCCAAGCAGAGTCTTTGATCTTTAGTCCAACAATCACAGAGCGTTTCTTGTCTCCTACTACTCTCTGACTGCGCACCAGTTGGTGTCTCTTTGATAACCAGTCGTACCACCATCCTTGAGCAATGTTAGATTTCAATCCTTCTTTCTTCAAGATTGGAGGAATATCTGACACCAGCGCATAAGAGCTTCCTGCTGTGCGAGCTGTTTCCTTGATAACAGTAAAGTACCTGCTAAAGATCGACTCGTATTCGCCTTCAGACTCAAGCACCATCTCGTCAATAGACTCATTGGACTGATTATTCTGGACAACTTTGCGGTTGTCGGTGCAAAGCTCTGTATAGCACTGCTCGCCGTATGCCAATAGTGCTGGTAGCTCTGCAATGAACTTAGCCTTCAGCGTAATGTCTTTCGGCTCTTCCAACTTCTCCAGGTTGATGTACAAAAGTCTGGACCTGACAAAGTTGTCGCCTGTCACGATTGGACGGAAGTTGCTGTTGATCCACAAGACAGCTTCCATCTGTGCAGAGTACGCTTGCTTGTTCTTCTTCTCGACTCGTGCAACGTCCCCTTCAGCTCCTGCTGATAGCTGCTTGATATCCTCTCTAAGCAGTACAGCGGCGTTGTTACAGTCTCCCCAGGTAGCAAGTACCTTGCCTTCAAAGTCAGCCTGCATGAAACGTGCAGCACCTTCGCTCAGTGCGTGGTTGGACATGGCGGCGGTCACGTTAGGAAAGATTTCATTTGCAATGATCTTCTGGATGAACGTCTTACCGTCTTCACCCTCTGCACCGTGCATCCATAGAACCTGACGACCTCTATAACGCTGTGAAGCTACACCGTAGATCCATGCAGCAAACGCCTTTGGATCATTCATCCGCTTCATGAAGTTGTTCCAAGTTGGCATTGGTCCAGCTAGCGGCTTGTGCTTAGACCGTCCTAGTACCCACTTGTCGTCAGTCAATCCACCATAAGTGACTAAGCTTTCTGGGATCGCTTCGCCATAGAGATTCCAATACTTTGCTAGCTCTGCAATTAGATACGGTGAAAGTGTTTCACCTTTCTCAACTACTAAGTCAGCGATTGTTTGCTCTACCTGCTCCTGCATCGCCTGCTTATTATCGACAATCGAAACTACCTGACTCGCTGCATCAATGACCTTGAGCATTCTCTTTGTACCGTCACGACCAAAGCCCTTGCGATAGTGTGGATCAAGTAGAGTACAAACAAACTGGCGTTTCTCAGCTTCATTCATTGAGCTGTAATCATCGCCACCACTCTTATCGAGTCTCTTTAATTCCTTCTCAGCCTTCTGCTCTGCATCGAACAATGCATTTTCAATCTTGATATAGCTCTTGTTAGCAGAAGGATCATCAAATGTGGATTGATATGCTGCTCGTTGTGCAATAAGGAATTCAACATCGTTTTGCTCCCGCTTGGTCATCGTAGCCCATTCTTTTACTTTGACCTTAACTTTGTCTTTAGCCTGCTGTTGGATTTCATTAATCTCTGCAAGCGCTGCTGTGTTATTTTCTGTGTTCATTTTGTTCCCCTTATAGCGGCAAGGCGCTTCTGTAATGTCTCAATTCTTTGTTCGGTGTCTGTCTTCCATGTGCCGTACTTCTTGCACTGGTTGACGAGTACTCCCATTCCACGTGTTGTGCCCTGTCCAACCTTAGCTTGTGTAGACCTCCACAGATTCGCTGTTGTACTGCTATTGGATTCGTTTGTAGCGTCAAGGAACTGAAGATATGAATAGTCGTTAGAGCACATTGCAAGCATTGTCACTAACCACTCTTGGTAGTCTAGTCCGTTTATCTGCTTTAGTGCATCGACAACGCGTTGCTTAAACTCATCACTATGGTATGTTTCGACTACTGGACCTTTTTCGAACTTCTCAACAGGATCGAGAGCTAGTGTTGTGATATCAAATAGTTCACCAGCATTGTGCCAAGCTTCGGCAAACTGAACCTGTGCCGCAGAGACACTAGGTGTATAGAAGCTACGGCTGTGGCTGAATGTGGAGCGATCAACAATTGGTAGATTATTTTTACTAACTGGATCAGGATACAACCCACCAGCCCAATCGATCAGGACTTTAGTACGACGGCTTGTAATCTCTTCCTTCTCCACTCGATTGCGCAATGGCACCACAATGCGGAAGCAATCAACGTGGTTCTTTTCTGGATGGTTGTGGCGATACGATGTGTATCCAACGTATTCAGTATCTGCAAATAATTGCTTAGCGTGTTTGATCTTTAGAGGACCGTCATAGTCCAATATCAATAAGCTGTAACCGACAACGTTTTGCTCTGATCGATGAATAGTGTCACCACCTTCGACGTTATCGAACATAGCACCGTTGAACATTGGACCATCTTTGTCTTCTCTGATTTCATGGCCGCTTGTAATGAACTCGACCCACTCACCCCAACGAATGTTATGTGTTGCAAATCCGTATGTGTGCTTTGCACAAGCAAACGTATTGACTGTAATTGAGTGATCAATATTAGACATTGCTATCACCCACATCGTTGCTGCGCATCTTGAAATTGGTCTCTCTGACGATTGCCAGAGTTTGTGCAACTGATGCAATCATCATTGGGTTCTTGCGTGCGTAGCCTGCACCAAGGTTTTTATCAATGATCTCTATTGCTTGAGTGACGATAATCGCCACATCATCTTTAGTATCTGCTGCTATTGCTTTTTGATTTATAAGCATGTAACGCCCCTTTGTATATGTGTATGCCTATAAAGACTAACTGGTAGAACAGTGCAAGTAGGATTCATACATGATGAATATTTGTCCTCTAGGCTGTATTCGGGGTTAGCGATACATCTACTTGCTGTGTTTAGAGTCCTTCTACAGACTTGAGATATTTCTTAATCTCTATACGTACTTATGTGCGTCCAACAAACTTACACAATTAAACGTCATTAAATTTTCCGATTTCGTCACCGTACTCGGCCTGTAGCTCAACTAATTGCTGACGACGATCTGCTCTGTGCTGACGAATCAGTAGAACTGTGTCCAATAGAATTAGGTTGCAGTCCTCCTCACTTGCGATCTCCAAACTTGCATAGACGTTCTTGATGCTGTCGCGTAGTTGGCTTAGTTCTTCTGTCGATTGATTGATTATGTTTGCGTAGTCCATTTTGTGTTCCATTCTTTTTTATTAGTGAGAATAAACATCTCACTAATGTACTTATGGTTGACAACAAAAAACTGTGCAATTTTTCAAAAATAAATTAAGCAACTCTCACTCTATTACTTACCAGCAGTCCACAACCAGCTGGAAGAGACCACGCTTAACTTATCACTGACGATTGAATAACAGTGTGGACTAAATCGTGGACAGAACTACCCACGCTTATTACCTTCTTGGACTTCATCAGTTGGGTTGTACAGACTTTCAACGAGGTTCATGTTCTCATACGCTATTCTGCACACGATAGCGAGAGCACGGAATTTAGCTTCAACGCGCTTCTGCTCAGTAATGTATTCTGCGTCGTCAATTGGATTGAGGGCCGCTATATCGGCCTGTATCTTTGAAGCTGTCTTGCCATAGGAGATTGAATACTTCTCCAGGTTGGACATTGCCTCGTTCAAAAACTCGTCCTCTGCACCCGTACCATCATGTAGCTTCATCGTATCTCCTGTTGATTGTGTATTTTAGGCCGAAAAAAAAGCCGCATTTAAAGCGGCTTTGATTTGGTGAGAGATCGGCGATCTATTTTTTGCTCTTTATCGACTGGTGATACGTGCTGGCACCGGCCTTGGTCAACCCCGCTTCGGCGATGAAAGCGAGCAGGATGTCCTTACGAGCATTGCCAGCCTTGGTCATCCGGTCGTAGATTTCGGTCGCCAAGGCCATTTTGGACACCCTAGGAGCCTCGGCAGCAGTTTCGGCACCCTTCGATACCACCTTGGGAGCCCTAGCTGTTGGAGCGGGTTGTGTGTGCTTTGCGGCAACTTTGGAAACCGGTTGCTTTTCGTTTTCGTTCAGAAGAGTGAATGTAAAGCCCTCTTCATTCGGCACGATCACCCATTCTTGATCAGGACCACATGCAGCCTTGGCAGCACGAACAGCAGAACTACGTTGTGAGTAGACATTAGACATAATAAAAACTCCTATTGTTGAATGACAGCCACGATTTGATTAACAGACCATTCCAAACTGATGACCAAATCAGTAACGATCTGTTTAGCTTCTTCTACAGAAGCTGCTTCCACAACTTCGGTGAACGGGTGAATGTATTTTGTAACTGTGAAGACTACTTTGAATTGGGCCATTTTTAACTCCATGTGTTTGTTTGCTGTTAGGGGTATCTTCACGGCAACCAAGTTCCAAGACAACGAGATAGAACCTGTTTTTCGATATTTCTGTCTATTTTCTTATGGTGCTTTTGCATTTAGAGATAAGTACATAGTGAGCACTTGGAGAACACCAAAATGACAGACAGTATCGAACAGACAGAACAGGTAGAAAAGAAAGAACGCACCGAACTACAGCGCGAGAGACAACGGGCCTATTCAAAGAAATGGGTAGATGCCAATAGAGAAAAGGTCTACGCCAATTTAAAAGAGTGGAATAAGGCACACCGTGAAGAAAATACGGAGTATTACCGCATCTATCGAGAAGAACACAGGTTGCAGGTTCGTGAATACATGCGGCTTTACCAAATTGAATACCGCAAAGCACACCGCGAACGGTTAAACGAGGAAGCGCGAGGTCGTGCGTACCGCAAGAGACTTGCCAAGTCAACAGAATCAGCTAATGCACAATAGAAAAAGCCCACCTATTAGGTGGGCTTTTTCCTTGGCTGTGTTGTTCACACTCTAGCCTGAATCTTGTTCAGCATGTCAGCAGCCTTCTTGGATACGTCTGTAGCGATAAGGCTAGCATAGATTTGTGTAGTTGCTGAATCAGAGTGACCTAGCAGTGTTTGGACCTCATATAACGATGCTCCATTCTGTACTAGCTTGCAAGCATAGGTCGAACGTAATTTATGAAACCGTATCTTCTTTTCAATTCCAGCACGTTCCACAGCTCGTAGGAACCATCCAGTGTGGTACGGGCGATGGCTGTTACGCTCATCATTTGGAAATACCCAGGTCTCGTGAGACTTGTTTGCTACTCGTGTGGTTAGCACTTCTTTAATACGATCCGACATATAGACCGTGTGCGCTTTATCGACCTTGTGCTGACGGACATACATTAGTCCATTAGCAAGATCAACGTCCTTCCACTCAAGGTGCGTGACCTCGTGATAGCGACCACCAGTATCAAGCAAACACGTCACGAAGTCGTATTGATCCTGCAGTCGTTGTTGGCGCTTTTCTGGACGAGTGCCGAAGTTTCCGTAACCAGCTCGTGCCGCAGTTGGATCAAGTGACTCCAACAGACTCCGTTCTTCATCTGCGGTAAGAAAGATTGGTTGCTTCTTCGCCATACGGATCGTCGGTGCTGTTGTTGCTTGATCGACAAGATAGCCCATCTGTTTTGCCCATTTCAGAGTTGAGGCAATTGCAATAACGTGCTGTCGTATCGTTGCCTCAGCACTTCCCTCTTTACGACGCGCTTCAATCAACCTATTAATGTCAGAGGATTTCAACAAGTGGATAGGTATACCGAAATCAATTCCGTACACCTTTACCTGTTGCTTGGTCTTATTGTCCCGCTTCAGACCTTTCAACGGGTTGACAATTGTTTGCAGCTGTTTACCACGTGGAGTACCAGCTTTTGAGTCAATGAACTTTTCTAGTGCATCACCAAACGTAATTATTTCGAGATCGCGTCCAAGCATTTTCTCCTTAACAATGCGTTCCCGCTCTTTTGCCTCAATCTGACGAGCAATAGCTTTGTTTGCTGTCTTGGTGCTTTTAAAAACCTTCTTGCCATCTACTTGAAATGACATGTATAGAAATTTTGATCCTGGATGGCTAACTATTGACACTTTTGAACCCCTGCTGTGAATTTGTTTTCTGACTGATATAGTAATCATCCACTGATATCAGTTTGTTGACAACGTATTGGGTGTAGTTTTGCGTTGCAGCCATAAGTACGTAGTGAGGATACTAATTAAGTCATCCCATCAATTCAAAAGGAACTAATCATGACCAAATCTCAAGTAGCTAATTTAGGCTTTAGAAAGAGCATCGTTGCACTTCTAATGGCAATCTCTACTACTGCTTATGCCGAACAAGCAACGTCGTGCAGCAACATCGTGGTGTACGAGAATAATCTCACAGCTGCCCAGAGTCGTTACGAAGAGCTTGCCGCACGGTATAAAAAATACCCTCAATACGCGGACTTGTATAACAAGAGCATCGAGACAGTTAACGACCTAACATCCAAACTTGCACTTGTAATAGAAAGTTGCCCTAGTGATCAGGTCGTACAAGATAAAGCTGATGCAAAGCTAGAAGCTAATAGACTGGAGAAGATTCGGCTTGCTGAAGTAGCCGAGCAACAATCCGAACAGAGAGTAAAGGATTGGATAAAGTCACATGGAGGCAAACCGCTATCATCGCAATGTATTAAATACTTCGATGCCTTTAAACGTCCATCGTTCCATAGGGTATACAACGCCACTGACTCTGAATGGGAATCTAGTCTTGCGAACATGAAAGAACTCTGCGAGCAATCTACTAGGCCTGGCGTTCGTTTTGGCATGACTGCAAAACAGGTTGTTGAGCAAACTAATTGGGGTAAGCCAAATTCAATTAATCGAAGTGGTAGTAAATATGGTACGCGTGAACAATGGGTCTACGGAGATGGAAGCTACTTGTACTTCGAAAATGGAAGATTGACCAGCTATCAGGACTAATCGATTACGCAAACAGTAAAGGCCCTTAATGGGCCTTTTTTTATTTTGGTTCTGTACTCTCTTTTATTTTT